AATATCTTCGGCGCAGGAAAGGTTTGACAGTAAGATAAGTTCTATTGACACGAAGCTGGATGTGCTGGAGTCCCGAATGCAGAAAACACTGCAAAGGGCGCTTGACAACCCGCTCCTGAAAAAGTAGGGCCGTGAAAAAGGGTGTTATTTTAGTAAAACACGTCTAATATTAAGAAATTATAGAAGGTACGTGATCCATGGCAAGAGAACCGCGGCCCGTGGCCGGTCTTATGGACAGCAGTGTCCCGTCTCAGTTAGACGAGGAGGATCTCGCCGCTGAGATTGAAGTCGAGCTTCCGGGTTCGATGGATAACGACGTGATGGAAATGGTCTCGGAAGAGATACCTGAAGACGTCGAGATCTACGAAGAGGGCGAAAACACTGTTGTAGATTTTGACCCGCAAGACGACGAGATGGACGTGGGCGATTTCTACGGCAACCTCGCCGAAGGCATGTCCGACTCGGAGCTTGGCTCGTTGTCGGGCTCCTTACTGGATGAATACGAGGGAAATCGAGCGAGCAGGCAGGAGTGGGAAGATGCTTATGCTGACGGTTTGGAGCTTTTGGGATTTTCATACGAAGAACGAACGCAACCGTTTCGCGGAGCGACTGGGGTTACGCACCCGCTTCTGGCGGAGGCGGCTACGCAGTTTCAGGCGCAGGCTTTTAACGAACTTCTCCCGGCTCGTGGTCCGGTCCGGTCCGCAGTTGTAGGCCGCGAAACCGGAGAGACTACTCGACAGGCTCATCGGGTCGAACAGTTTATGAATTATTACATCACGAACGTGATGGAAGAATACACGCCGGAACTGGACCAGATGCTGTTCTACCTGCCGCTGGCGGGCTCCACCTTTAAGAAGGTGTACTATGACGAGATGCAGGGCCGTGCGGTAAGCCGTTTTGTGCCTGCGGAGAACCTTGTTGTTCCGTACGATACTTCAGACCTGCAAACCTGCCCGAACATAAGTCAGGTTGTAAAGACTTCGCTCAACGACCTTCGCAAATTGCAGGTCGCAGGGTTCTACCGGGACATACCTGTGATACCCGGACAAGCCGAAGACAACAGCGTACAGGACGAGATAGACCGTATTGACGGGGTTTCCCCCTCGAACAACGACTACGACTGCACTCTGCTAGAGTGTCACGTTGATCTTGACCTAGAAGGCTACGAGGATTTGGACGAAGACGGTGATGCCACGGGAATTAAAGTCCCCTATGTCGTCACGATCTCCGTAGACAACGGACAAATCCTCTCCGTCCGACGCAATTACCGTGAGGAAGACGAACTCCGTCAAAAAATACAGTACTTCGTCCATTATAAGTTCCTTCCCGGGTTTGGGTTCTATGGCCTTGGTTTAATCCATACCATAGGCGGCCTGTCAAGAACGGCCACCGCGGCGCTCCGCCAGCTTATCGATGCTGGTACTCTCTCTAATCTTCCCGCTGGGTTCAAGGCCCGCGGTATGAGGATTAGGGACGATGACGACCCGCTCCAGCCCGGTGAGTTTCGTGACGTTGATGCGCCCGGTGGCCGACTTTCTGACAGCCTTATGCCGCTACCCTTTAAGGGTCCGGACACAACTTTGTTCCAGCTTCTTGGGTTTGTCGTTGACGCGGGCCGTCGGTTTGCCACCACTACAGACATGAAGGTTGGCGACGGCAACCAACAAGCTGCCGTTGGAACGACAATCGCCCTTCTGGAGCAAGGCTCTCGCGTCATGTCGGCAGTCCATAAGAGGCTGCACTACGCCATGCGGCAGGAGTTCAGGATACTGGCTCGCGTCATGTCGGATTACTTACCGCAGCGCTACCCCTATGCGATAGAGGGTGAAGACGCAAACATCATGGCTGCGGACTTTGACGAGCGTGTAGACGTTCTTCCGGTCTCAGATCCGAACGTGTTTAGTCAGGCGCAGCGTATTGCGCTGGCTCAGACCAAGCTTCAGCTTGCTCAAGCCGCCCCCGAGATGCACAACATGTACGAGGTTCTTCGGGACATGTACGATGCTTTGGGCGTCAAAGACACGGACAAGATTCTCCGACGTGTTCCCGAAGACGAGCAGAAGCCGATAGACCCGGCGCAGGAAAACATTAACTCGTTGGACATGATGCCGCTGAAAGCTTTTGAGGGTCAGGACCACCAAGCGCACATTATGGCGCACATGGTATTCGGTTCGACGCCCATGATCGCGTCGGCCCCCACTATTGCGGTCACTCTTCAAAAGCACATTATGGAACATGTGAAGATTGAAGCATCTGAGCAGGCCATGGTGCAGTACTTGCAACAGGTTAATGCTCAGCAGGGGCAGGCTTTGTCAGAGGAGCAGATGCTAGAGGTTGAGGCGCTGACTGCTCAGATCATCGCGCAAGGTATGCAGGCGCTGAAGCAGCTTAGCCAGCAGGTCTCTAACGAGGGTCAGGGCCCTGATCCGCTTGTTCAGCTTAAAGAACAGGAGCTTAAAATCCGGGCGCAGGCTGAACAGAACGACGCTGCTATCGACAAGGCCAAGTTGGACCTAGATCAGGCTGGCATGGAAATGCGGAACCAGCAGTTCAACCAAAGGCTCCAGAGCCAAGAGTCGCAGACTGCGGCTCGTATTAACTCCGCTATGGAGCGCGAAATCCTTAAACAACGCCAGAACAGGAGACAGTAATGGCTGCCGTAAAGATCGTAACGAATAAGCCGGGGGCGGCCCCGAAAGCCGTAGAGTACGCTGACATTAAAGGTCAAGGCCGTATCCCGTACGGTAAAAGTCAGGACGTTAAAGTTCCGACTTCCATGAAAAAAGCCACGGTTCGCGGCATGGGCGCAGCGAAACGAGGCGGCAGCTACCTGTCCTGTTAAATGGCACCCGCAAAGCGCAAGATAGATACCGACGGCGACGGTGTTCTATCCGAAAACGAGGTTGCGGCGGCTAACGCTGCGAGCAACATAGACAAGCAAGACTCGCAGCGTCAGATGGCGTGGATTGCTTTGATTGCTATGCTCGTGTTTACCGCCTTGGTGTTCTTGCCAATCTTTCCGGACTCTCGGATAAAAGCTTTAGCGGACCTTTTTAGTCTTTTCTACATAGGCATGGCAGGGGTGGTCAGTGCGTACTTTGGGGCGGCAGCGTTTATGGCGAAGAAGAAATAGCTTTTGAGGCCTCCTTTAAACAAAGGATGGCGAAACAGCCACAAAGACGGAACGTCTTGTGAGCTATACCTAATGCAGTTTCTTGTAGAAAAAGGCTTTCAGGTCTTTATACCGGTCTCGCCTCATTCTCCGGTAGATGTCGTTGCCTTAGACGACAACGGAAAGGCGTTTCTTTTTGACGCAAAGAAAGAGGCCAAGAGAGTAAACCCGGGCCGAAAAACCCCTGACCGGATACATCGACTAAGAAGCCAGTTACAGAAAGACATGAATGTCCGGACGGCCTACGTCGATCAAGAGCTTGGAAAGATCCATTTTGTTCCTTCTCTAGAAGACTAGCTTTACCGCTCAATATGTCGTATAACCTCGCATCTTTTGGAGATGATAATGATAAGCTTACTTGGAACACTGCTAGGCTTTGGAACGTCTATCGTTCCAGAGGTCTTAGGCTACTTCAAACAGCAGCAAGCAAACAAGCAAGAGCTAGCGATGCTAGAGGCGAAAGCTACGTACGCGTCTCAGCTTTCAGAACTCAAGGTCAAAGAGCTAGACGCTCAAGCAGAGATAGAAGAGACGAAAGGACTTTACGCGCATGATAGAGCTATTGATGCGGGAGGGTTTGTCAACGCTCTTCGGGGGTCTGTGCGCCCTGTCCTTACTTATGCCTTCTTTACACTTTTCGCGACGATCAAAGGTGTCACGCTGTACACGATGGTAAGCACACAAGGAATGGACTTGAGCGCCGGGATGTTGGCAATCTGGGACGAAGAGACTCAGGCCATATTTAGCGCGATCATAGCCTTTTGGTTTGGTAACAGAGCAATGAGCAAGGCTCACGCTCGCATCTCCTCTAAAAACGGATAATTATAAGAATGAATGAGATTTATCTTGCGGAAGCAACCTTTCGTTTGATAAAAGAAAGGCGCTCTGTTGTTTTAGATGCGTTGCAATTTAACAACGTGAAAAACATGGAGCATTACCGCGAACTCATGGGCGAACTAAATGCCCTTGAGTTTATCGAACAGGAACTCAAGAGCCTGCTAGAAAAACAGGAGCGAAACGATGACTAGCCCAGCAGTTGCTGATCTTAAAAAGATTGGCGAAGAAGCAGAGAAAATAGCCTCTGCATATGTAAAACCAGAAGACCGTGTACTAGATCCCGAACTCATCTCTCAGTCTCTCTTAGAACGCATTCCAGACCCAACAGGTTGGCGTCTCATCGTTCTTCCCTATCGGGGGAAGGGGAAAACAGAGGGCGGAATCTTACTTCCGGATCAGGTTGTAGAAGAGAACCAAATAGCCACTCAAGTTGGATATGTCTTAAAGGTAGGCCCCTTGGCCTACAGAGACCCCGAAAAGTTTGGCAAGCACGAAGATCCGTGGTGCTACGAAAAAGATTGGGTAATGTTTGCCCGATACGCTGGTTCTCGGTTCAAGATCGATGGTGGGGAGGTTCGCATCTTAAACGATGACGAGGTCTTAGCCACGATTTCTGATCCCGAAGACGTTTTACATATGTAGGAGGCCGTTATGGCAGATGAACAGCTTGACGTGGTCGAAGAGACCGAAAACGAAGAATTGACGGTAGAGGTTGAAGAGGCCGCCGAACCCGAAGTGTCGGTTGGTGCCTCGGAGTCAGAGGCCGAGGGGTCTGCGGATCAGTTCGACAAGGCCGAGAACGCTACTCAAAAGAGGATTAACCAGCTTACGAAGAAAATGCGTCAAGCGGAGCGTGATCGCGAGGAAGCTATCCGCTACGCAACGCAGGTTCAGACGGAAGCACAGACGCTGAAACAGCGCGTAGATGCTTTAGACAGCGGTTATGTGAACGAGTTCAGCGGTCGCGTTCAAAGCGAGCTTCAGTCCGCAGAAAACGATTTAAAGAACGCTATTGAGATTGGAGACAGCGCTCAGATCGTAGAGTCCCAGCGCAAAATAACAGGGCTGGCAATTCAAGCGGACCGGGCCGCGCAGGCGCAGCGGAACGCAGAATCCCAGAGAGCCACGATGGAGGCGCAGCAAGCGCAGCCTCAACAGGCTCAACCCCAGCAGGCTCCACGTCGGCCTGACCCTAAAGCAGAAGCGTGGGCCGCGGACCGCGAATGGTTTGGCTCTGATGAAACGATGACGTACGCCGCTTTCGGAATACACAAGCAACTCATCGAAGATGAAGGGTTTGACCCCGCGGGCGATGATTACTATAGTGAGCTTGACAAACGCATGGCGGAAGCTTTTCCCCATAAGTTTAATAACGGAGCCAGAAGTAAACGACCCGCTCAGACGGTTGCTTCTGTTAACAGATCCGCGTCTGGGCGCAGCAAGAGAAGGGTAACTCTCACCCCTACCCAAGTTACAATGGCTAAAAAATTGGGTGTGCCGCTAGAAGAATACGCGAAATACGTGAAGGAGTAAGGACATGAGCGAAGAACAGATTGAAAAAGGTACTTCGGTTAACCGCACTTCCCGCGCAAACAAAGACCGGAGTTCTCAGGCTAGGCGTAAGCCGTGGGCTCCACCCTCAATGTTAGACGCGCCACCCGCACCGGATGGCTTCAAGCACCGTTGGATTAGGGCTGAAACTCGTGGTTTTGACGACCGCAAGAACATCAGCGCAAAACTTCGCGAAGGCTGGGAACTTGTTCGACAGGACGACTATCCCGATTTTGAAGCACCGACTATTGACTCGGGTAAATACGAAGGCGTTTTTGGCGTTGGAGGATTGCTTCTTGCTCGTATACCGGAAGAAACCATTGCAGAACGGACTGCTTATTTCCGTCAACGGAACTCAGACCAGATGCAAGCGGTTGACCACGATATGATGCGCGAGAATGCACATTCAACGATGACGATCAACCAACCTGATCGTCAATCTCGTGTAACCTTTGGTGGCTCAAAGAAAGATTGACCACCTCCTTTAGGAGAAACCTAAAATGGCAAATCAGGAAACTGCCTACGGTCTTCGCCCTATCGGTCTAGTTGGCTCCGGCGCAAACTCTACGGGTCTTACGACCTATGAAATTGCGTCAGATAACACCAATGCCATTTTTAATGGCTCCATTTGTGTCCCTCTCGCTGCTGGCGTGATTGACCAAGCTGGTGCCACCAGTGGTGGTACTACTCAGGCGCTTGGCGTTCTGATGGGTGTTGAGTACGTAGACTCGGTGACGAAGAAAACTACCTTCCTTAACTACTGGCCCGGTTCCGGCTCTGTTAGCGTTGACACGACTGTACCTGTCAAGGCTCTCGTTGCCGACAACCCAAACCAGTTGTTTAAGGTTGCAAGTGACGCGACTCTCACAGACCGTGCCACGGCTTTGGCCGCGGTTTTTGCGAACGCCTCTCTTGGAACCTCGGCTCGAACCGGTTCAACTTCAACCGGACGGGCTAATGGTGCGCTCAGCGTTGCTTCGATTGCTACGACGGCTA